ACCCTTCCCGGACGAAAAACCAGGGGACGCTGGCCAACTATGTACTGGGGTATTATCAGAAGTCCGGGCAGAAAAGCGCGTTTCATCCTCTGACCCGGCTGGACCGGGACACTTTTGGTATTGTTCTGCTGGCAAAAAATGCCCATACCCATACCCTTTTGCAGCAGTGCCAGGTGAAAAAGACCTATCATGCGATGACACTGGGCTGGATGGAGGAAAACAAGGGCGTTATTGATGCCCCTATTGACCGGCGGCCCTTGCCCAGTCTGCTGCGGTTTGTGGGACCGGAGGGGAAACCCTCGGTGACAAACTGGCAGGTTTTGGAGAGACGAAATGGAATCTGCAAGCTGGCTCTGGAGCCAGTAACGGGAAGAACGCACCAGCTGAGGGTGCATTGTGCTTATATGGAACATCCGGTTTTGGGAGATCCCCAGTATGGAAATGCGGAATCTCTGGCGTTATCCCAGACCATGGGGCTGGAAAGTCAGATGCTTTGTGCCAAACGTCTGGAATTGTGCCATCCTTTGACGGGGGTGGAATTGGTTCTGGAATCAAAGATGGATGTGAACAGGGAGGAGGAAGAAAATGCGGTATGACTGCCATATGCACATGGTGCTGGATGGACTGGAATGGAAAGCATCCATTCACCGGCATGACGGAGGAATCCGGGAGGACTGGATTCGGGGGATTCTGAAAACTTATCAGGATCTGGGCTTTGGATATCTGCGGGATGGTGGTGACCGGTGGGGCATTGGTGCCAAGGCGAGAGAATTGGCACCGGAATACGGCATTACTTACCGTACTCCTTTGGCCAATCTGTGCAAGGCGGGCCATTATGGACTGTTTATCGGAAGAAAGTATGAAAACTTCCGGGACTATGCCCGGCTGGTGGTACAACAGCGGGAAGACGGAGCAGATTTTGTCAAAATCATGATCTCCGGTCTGATGGATTTTGACCGGTTTGGGGTTCTGAGTGAAGAAGGAATGCCGGGGGAAGAAATCCGGGAGCTGATCCACATTGCCCATGAAGAGGGCATGAACGTGATGGCCCATGCCAATGGAGCCCGGACGGTGGAAGCTGCCGCGGAAGCGCAGGTGGATTCTGTAGAGCACGGGGCCTATCTGGATTCGGATGCTTTGTGGGCAATGAAGGAAAATAATGTGGTCTGGGTGCCGACACTGTCTACCGTGGGCAATCTTCGGGGCAGAGGACGGTTTAACGAAGAGGCGGTCAGACAGATTCTGGACAGCGCAAGAGAAAATGTCCGGGCCTTTGGTACCATGGGCGGTCTGATCGCACCGGGAACGGATGCGGGAGCCTGGGCGGTGACCCACGGAAGCCTGACGGAATACACGTTGCTGGAAGAGATTCTGGGGCCGGATACGGAACGGATTTTAGAAAGAGGAATCCGGGCGATTACAGACAGATTTTAAAAGAGCAGGGAATGGAAAATTCCCTGCTCATTTTTTTATTGTCTAGTTTTGTCATAGTTGCATATCCGCGTGCAACTTTAGACCCATTTGGCGGTATGGGTGAAAGGAGGTTTCTATGGAACGAAAGAAGGAGGACAAAAAACTGGAGCGTCGGATTCGGGAGGGACAGATTCTGAAACGGGATGTGACCCGGCGGCTGGCGGAACTGGCCTTCGGAAGAGTCAATGACTGCGTAAGATTGGTGCTGGAGGAACATCCCTGTCTGGAGGAACTGGACCTGAGTTTGCTCAGCGAAATCAAACGCAATGACAAAGGCACTGTGGAGATTCGGCTTGTTGACCGGCTAAGGGCTTTGGAACAGCTGGCGATCACAGCGGGAGAGGAGCGATCAGAACTGGATGCGTTTCTGCAGGCCATGCAGGGTGGCGAGGGAAAATGACAGGATTAAAATTTTCCGAAAAGCAGAAAACAGTACTCTCCTGGTGGATGCCGGGAAGTCCTTACAGGGAAAAGGAGGTGATTCTCTGCGATGGGGCTGTCCGGTCGGGGAAAACCCTGGCCATGGGATTGGGATTTTTCCTGTGGGCCCAGTGCTGCTTTGACGGAAAGAACTTTGGCATCTGCGGAAAGACCATTGGTTCCCTGCGCAGAAATGTTCTGACGGAGGTGTTGCCCAGACTGGAACGGCTGGGAGGAAGCTGGAAGGAAAGCAGGACGGACAATCTGCTGACAGTGCGGTTACTGGGCCATGAGAACCGGTTTTACATTTTTGGCGGAAAGGATGAAAGTTCTGCCAGCCTGATTCAGGGCATCACGTTCGCGGGAGTATTGCTGGATGAGGCAGCACTGATGCCAAGAAGCTTTGTGGAGCAGGCCTGCGCCCGGTGTTCGGTGGAAGGGAGCCGGCTGTGGTTCAACTGCAATCCGGCCGGACCGGGACACTGGCTTTACAGGGAATGGATTCAGGAAGGAGAGCAGCGGAATTGTCTGCGGTTACGCTTTACCATGGAGGACAATCCTTCCCTGACGGAGAAAATCCGCAACCGGTACCGAAAACTGTATACAGGTACCTTTTACCGGCGGTATATCCTGGGAGAATGGGTTCAGGCGGAGGGACGGGTTTACGATTTCTTTACAGAGGAGATGGTGGGCAAAGTACCGGAATTCTGCGACAAATGGTATATTTCCTGCGATTATGGTACGGTGAATCCCACCTCTATGGGGTTATGGGGGAGAAAAGCAGGGGTTTGGTACCGGGTGAAGGAATTCTATTTCGATTCCCGGCAGCAAAAGCACCAGATGACAGATGAGGAGTATGCCTCTGCACTGGAAAAGCTGGCAGGGGAACGGACGATCACGGCTGTGATCGTAGACCCTTCGGCGGCCAGTTTTATGGAAGTTCTCCGGCGAAGGGGGTGGCGGGTACAGAAGGCCAAAAATGAGGTACTCAGTGGGATTCGGCTTACTTCGGATTGCCTGAAGGAAAGAAGAATTGTGATCTGCGATGGCTGTCAGGACTGTTTGCGGGAGATTGAGGAATATGTATGGGACCTGGACAGCCCGGTGGAACGGGTTCGAAAAGAACATGATCACGCCATGGATGATATGCGGTATTTTGTATCCACGGTTCTGGGGGAAACCGGCGGAGGATTTGCGGCCTGTGCGGTGGAGCGGCGGAGATAAATGAGAAAATCAGAAATTTTTGGAAAGGAGAACGGGTGTGAAACGGAAGAAAAAGGAAGCGGCGGGGATGGCAGCAGTTTGCCAGCTGCGCAGTGGAAATACTCATCCCTTCGGCATTATGAAGGGGTTTACCCCTTTGGGAACCGGAGAGGAGCAAATCTACCGACAAATGCGGGAGGCACTGCCGATGCTGGATGCAGCAGTGGCCAAAATGGTGCGGTTGTGCGGTGGATTTCAGGTGAAGTGCAAGGACGCACAATCCCAGCTGAGACTCAATGATTTTTTGAAAATGATGCCCTGTGGCCGGGGACAGATGGGAATTGAAAGCTTTTTGAGCGGCTATTTGGATAGTTTGTTGACTTATGGCCGGGCTGTGGGAGAACTGGTAGTGGCAGGGGGACGGCTGCGGGCAGTCTGCTGGGGAGATGTGACAGCATTGGAAGCCCAGGAAGGAGAGAGTCCTTTGGAAACGGTGCTGTGGGGCCATGATGCCCACGGATTGCTGCGGCCCCTGCCTTATCAGCATCTGCTGCTGTTTACTACCATGAATCCGGAGCCGGGGCATCCTTATGGTGTCAGCATGTTCCGGGGAATGCCCTTTCTGGCGGATATTCTCCTGAAGATTTACAACACCATTGGCAGCAACTGGGAACGGGCAGGAAATCTGCGCTACAGTGTGGTGTGCAAGGGCACAGAGGATCTGGACCCGGCAACAGCCCAGGAACGGGGCAGAGCGGTGGCGACGGAATGGGCCAAGGCCATGGAGGACAGCAAAAACGGAACGGTCCGGGATTTTGTGGCCGTGGGCGATATGGAGATCAAAGTCATTGGCGGAGAAGCACCGATTTTGGATTCGGAAATTCCTGTCAGGCAAATTCTGGAACAGCTGGTGGCAAAAACCGGGCTTCCGCCATTTTTGCTGGGATTAAGCTGGAGTACCACTGAGCGGATGAGTACCCAGCAGGCGGATTTGCTGACCTCGGAGCTTTGGGCTCTGCGCAGGACCGTAGAGCCTGCCATGCGGAAAATATGCCAGACCTTTCTTGCGCTGGAAGGACTGGACAACCGGCTGGAGATCCATTGGGATGACATCAGCCTGCAGGATATTCAGCAGCAGGCTCAGGCGCAGATGTATCTGGCTCAGGCAGCAAAATACAGGGCAGAGGCGAAAGTGCGGGATCTGGGTCATGACAGCCTGGAAACAGGTTCTTAAATTGTAAAGGAGGAAGAAAATGCAGGTAAAGAAAGCGGCGGAGGCGGCAACCAGCGGAATGCCCACAGCCGTACAGCTGGAGGCCATCAACGCCCAGGCAAAAACGCAGCTGACAGCGGATCAGGTATATGTATTCTCTGTGCGGCTGTGCGACGATCAGGTAGACCGGGATCAGGAGCGGTTTGACACGGCAGCACTGCCGGCTTTGGCAAAGCTCTTCATCGGGAAAACCGGGATTGTGGATCATAAATGGAGCAGTGAAAATCAGGTGGCCCGGATCTTTGAAACCCAGGTAGTGAAGGAAAAAGGCATCAGCTTTATCAAGGCATGGGCTTACATCCGCCGGGGCGGAAGCAATGATGAGATCATTGCGGACATTGATGCGGGCATTAAAAAGGAAGTGTCTGTGGGCTGCGCCATGGGAATGGCAGTTTGCTCGGTGTGCGGCAGTGAATACGGCACCTGCGGCCATCTGAAAGGAGAAAGTTACGATGGCCAGGTGTGCTGTGCCATTTTGAAGGAACCGATGGATGCCTATGAATTCTCGTTCGTGGCGGTGCCGGCCCAGCGGGAGGCGGGTGTTCTGAAGGCCATGGGCGGCGGAAAAAGAAGCCTGAAGGAACTGGCGGAGGAATTTGGCGCACAGGCGGAATTCCGGGCCCTGTTTAAGGAAGCCCAGCTGGGAAAACGATACCGCAAAGAGCTGGAGGACAGCATTGTGCGGTTGGGACTGGTGCTGGATCTGGGTGTAGACAGTGGTATTTTGCGGTCCATTGCGGAAACTGCTAAGTCCGAGGATCTTCTGGCACTGAGAAAGGGTCTTGAAGACCGGACCGGAGAACTGCTGCCGGCATTCACGCAGCTGAGCACCGGCAGTAAACAGGAGAAGCTGGAAAGCGGATTTTTGATTTAGGGATCCAATGCTGCATACGCGGCAGGGAAATAATAACATTTTACTTAGGAGGAAATGAAAAATGGGTTATGACAATCTGAAACTGGAAAAGGGTATGTATCGTCAGGAGGGTATGAGTTTTACCCAGGTGCTGGAATCTCTGGATCCCAGCGAAAACTATCGGGGCACGGCTCTGGAGGGCACTGATGCTTTCCAGCGGCAGCTGAAGCGGTTCGGGATCCGGGCCAAGGGTGCGGGTTCTTCTCCCGTGGAGAAGTTCTTCCGGACTATGGACAGCGCTGTGCTGTTCCCCGAGTACATTGCAAGAACGGTTCGCCAGGGCATGGAGGAAAATGATATTCTGCCTGCCATTACCGCAACCACCACCGTAATCGATGCCATGGATTATCGTTCCATCTATTCCAATCCCACCGATGAGGATAAGGCGCTGCAGGATGTGGAGGAAGGTGCCGCCATTCCTGAAACCGAGGTGAAGACCAAGGAGAATCTTGTGAAGTTGAGCAAGCGTGGCCGGATGCTGGTGGCATCCTATGAGGCCATCCGGTTCCAGAAGCTGGATCTGTTTGGCGTCATGCTGCGGCAGATCGGTGCTCACATCCAGAAACAGCAGCTGGCGGATGCGGTGAAGGTGATTCTGCAGGGTGACGGCAATGACAATGCTGCTGTGCAGTATTCTGTGGGAACCAATCCTATCTCCGGCACCAAGGGTACGCTGGGCTATGATCAGCTGGTGGAATTCTGGGGTCAGTTTGATCCTTACACTATGAACACCATTCTGTGTTCCACCGGTACCATGACCAAAATGCTGAAAATCCCCGAACTGCAGAATCCTATGACCGGCCTGAATTTCCAGGGTACCGGCAAGCTGACTACCCCTCTGGGCGCCCAGCTGCATCGGACATCTGCTGTGGCAGACGGTGTAATCATTGGTCTGGACAACCGCTATGCCCTGGAACTGGTTCGGGCCGGAGATGTTCTGGTGGAATATGACAAGCTGATTGACCGTCAGCTGGAGCGGGCTGCCATCACTTCTATCTCCGGTTTTGGCAAGATCTGTGACGGTGCGGCCTGCGTGCTGAACGTATGATGAACGAGAGAATACTGGCCCAGGCGCTGCTGCTGACCGGAGCCTTGGAAGAGCAGCAGCGGGCTGTTTTGGAAGCCATGTGCACTGCGGCGGAGCTGGTACTGCTGACACAGCTGAGGGACTCCCTTCAGCCCGAGGATTGTGAGGCGGAATTCATTACCGCGGCCAGCCTGCTGGCAGTAGCTTCCTGGGAGGAAGCCGGAGAAAGCGGAAGTATGGAGGAATTCAAGGCAGGAGATCTGACAGTGAAGCGGGGCAGCCGGGTAGATGCATCCGCCCGGTGTCTGCGGAAGCAGGCCAAACAGATCATCGGCCCTTTTCTGAAGGATTGCTTCTGTTTTACGGGGGTATGATATGAAAAAAACGGTGGAAAAGGCCAT